GGGGTGAAAAATCTTGAATAATCTTTTTACATACTTTAAAAATCTATTCTCCAAAAAGGAGCCAAATGACTTAAAAACTTCTTTATCTGGCCATAATAGGCATCGCGTACCTTTTTATATGGCTATGCTAAAAAAGAGTAAAAGAACAAAACCACAAAAAAAGAAAAAGGGGTAAAATGTTCAGGACACAAGGGATATTAAAAAAATGAAAGAAACTTTGTATTGGAAAAGATGGGCGTACTACCATACCTCCGCTTGAATATTTTATAAACTATCAATATATACAATATTTAAGACTGTGCAAGGGACGTAGTGAGAAAGCAGTGGATAAAGGAGAATGGTTAATACAAAAAATAAATATTATTAAATAATAGCAGTAAAAAAAATAAAAAGGGGTAAAATAATGTCTTGGGTAAAAGATATAGAATACAATTGTACTAAAATTAGAGAAATATCTGATAGATTACTATCGTTATCAGCCAGTTTTTATAAAACAGGAAACACTATAATAAGTAAAGAATTAGAAATAAATGCCAACGTTTTAGCTTTTGCACTTGATAGAATTGACAAAGTAATTACCACAAAAACTAATGAAGATTCTAAACAATCCATGCAAAATTCTATCAATGTATTAAATGCGCCAATAACAGGGGGAAAATTAAATGATAAAAATCAAAAAAAATAAAAAGTTATTAGAAAGATGGAATAATGCAAGCTTCAAAGTAAAAGAACTAGGTAAAGTTCTTGAGAAGGATTTTGAGGCCGGCGATACTTTTCTTGACGTGTGGACCGGTTATGCATTGACTTTAGAACAAGAAATTAAAGAATTAAACGGTTTAATGTTTGCCTGGTTTATAGAAAACAGTTAAACACGAAAAAGGGGGTGATTAAAATAACAGAAATAATAACAATGCTTTTCGTTTTATTTTTACAAAAACTGCCTGATGATGTTTAAAAATAATATTTGGGGGGATAGTATACTTTTATATATTATCCCCCATTTATTAAATGCCAAAAAAACTTAAATCTATCGCATATTATCATATATGGGATTGAAAAAGGAGCCAATAAATAAAATGAAAGCAATCGGTTATGTAAGAGGATCAATGGAAACCCAAAAACTAACACTCGGAGCACAAAAAGAAAAAATAAAAGCTTATGCATTTTCAAAGGATTTGAATCTTATTGATATTTTAATTGAGGAGGGACGAAGTGGTAAAGATTTAGACCGGCCAAAGATGCGACAATTACTAGCAATGGTAGACAAAAAAGAAATTGATGCAGTAGTTATTTACAAACTAGATCGTATGTTTCGTAATACACAAAATGCTCTAGAAATAGCGGATATTTTTCAAAAAAATGGAATTGCTTTCCATTCGATACATGAAAGTATTGATACCGAATCGCCCTATGGTAAGTTTTTCTACACAATTATCAACGCATTTGCAGAGCTTGAACGTAATGTAATTTGCGGACGCATTAAAGACATACTTCAATATAAAAAAGCCAATGGCAAAGTATACGCACCTGTTCCATATGGATATGAACGAAAGGGGGGAGAAGAAATTTTTGATAAGAATGGCAATAAAAAAATTCATGGAGGAGAATTAGTTGAAAATAAGGAAGAACAAAAAATAAAGCACACAATAATTAAATTAAAAAGGGATGGATTGGGGTTGCGAGCGATAGTCACAGAATTAGAAATATTTGGTATAAAAACAAGAAAGGGGGGAACATGGCATCCACAACAAATTAAAAATATTTTAAAAACTTAATTGTCCCTATATGAAAAAGGAGGATTGAAAAATGAAAAAAGAATCCACATTAATAAACAACACAATAAAAACAATTAAAGAAGAAATAGCGTCTAAAAAAGTTAAAGACAAAACTTGTGTATTATCAATACGTATGCGTATAGAAGATAGGGAAAAATTAAAAAGAAAATTAGCCAAACACGGTATAAAATATCAAACACTAATAAAAGAATTACTACATAAAATAGCAGAAATGTAGTTCAGTTGCCCATATATAAAAAAGGAGGATTGAAAAATGAAAGAATTTAAATCTGTAAAAATTTTAGAGCAATTGGCCACACATCAAGACAGTGTTATATATAATATACATTTTTGTAGTGGCTGAGTAGGTATAATACGGCACAAACAAAAAAAGTTACAACACTCCACCAAGAGAAATATCAACGAGTAAGCACACTGAATTAAAACGAAAACAAACACAAGAAGGATTGGTTGCTTACACGTATTATAAGAATCTAAAAACACGCATAAAAGAAGAAACGAAACGATTAAGATATCTTATAGACAATCCATGTATGAAAAATAAGGATTGAAATTTGCTAGACATTGGATGCTAATTTTTTTTCGTATGGCGTTAATTCATCATTATATTCTGATTTGTAACTAAATACCGGACTCGGTGTATCGTCTATTATCGCAATCCCCTCATCTCTATCAATCGGTAACGATGTTTGTTTCGTGTAAAACGCTTTTAAAGCCCTTCCTCTTGCTAATGAGCGACCCTTTCTTTTGTCTATGCTATCTAGCCTGCTACAGATTGATACGCCCCTACTGTGATCCTGACCGTCCACAACTAGGCAAATAGTTACCCTTGGATGATTGTGTTTTTTGGTTTTGTAATAATAGTAAAATTCTCTCATTCTTTCCCCCGCTTTAAAATGGTTTAAAATATATAATAAAATAGATAAAACTTAGAGTTAAATTTAAACTCAAACCATAACTCCAATCTTTTTCTATTCCTCCAATTATAGCCAACATAATAAATGCAATGACAATTATAATCTGTAAACAATATTTAATATTACTCATTTTGTATTTTAATCTTTTCCAAATTAATTGCACCAACTAATTGCTTTTTATTTCGCAATGTAAACAATACCATAAATAGTGGTTTATCCTTCATCCATTTATATATTGGTGCGGTTTCTTTAATTATTCCATCCCCGCTAACTATAAGCAATCCACAAGCATATGTAGTAGTTAATAAAATATCCACAATAACTAAGTAATTACCTTAAGTTTGCCACTATAAATTATATGACCCATGCTGCTATATGCCTGAATTGCTAAATCCACACTTTTGTAATACATGCAAGAGTTATAAGAACCAGTTTGAATATTAAACCAATCATAGCCAACTACTCTGTAACCACTTCCTTGACTAATATGGGCCAAAAGAATATAAACATGATTACCATCTCCTGCAAAAATTGCCTCATCTTTTTGTACTGCCAAGTCTTGATCATACCACATAAAATCCCCCTTATTTTATTAAATATTGGTCATAAATAGCAATCCCAGCTTCTTTATCTTGCTCAATATAGCCATCCATTTTTTCCTTTAAGAAACTGAGCATAGTCTCGTCCCCTCCACCATCCATCTCTCCTAATACGGGATCAATATAAGCAAAATATTTTAACATGGTTTTAAAAATCTCATTAATTGTCATTCTTTATCTTTCTTATCTGTAGTAATAAACCAAAATGCTTGCTCAAGTACTCTTATAATTTTGTGTGTTGCCTCATTCACGTCCTGAACATTAACACTATCGTTTTCTGCCAAAGTATTTAATTTCCCCAACAACAACTCACAGGCTTCATGAAAAGCGGCTCTTTTAATTGAAAATGTATTTAATACTGTATCATTCCATGTTGGTCGGAGATAAATAACAGCCCAGCGATCCTCAACATTATATTCTACCATTGCTTCAGCTTTTAATGTAAAAAACACATGCCTAAATTCTATTTCATAATCAAAAAAAAGACCGAATCTTTTAAGCCATTTTAAGCACTCTTCTTGGAATATCTTAAAATGCCTTTCAGTAGTTTTATATTTATTCATTTTTTTTCTCTTCTTTTGGATAATCATTTACATGAAATCCAGCCCCCACCAATTTAAAATTTGATTTTGATATTATCCGTTCCATTGCTCTACCACAGACACCACAACTTAAAACCAGAGCAATTCTAACTGTCTGAAATTTTTCTATCTTGTGGCCACATTTTGTACAAGCATATTCATAAATCATTTTTTATTTTTTCTCCTAAAAAATTTTTTTATTTTATGAAAAACATTTGGTTTTTTTGTTAATGCCTGCATGTGAGGATGATCAATAGCCATGCCTGTATACTGGATAACACATTTTCCATTATGGCGAACAGTGCGTACCTTGTACACCAGGCCATAAATAACTAAACGCATTCCTACCTTAAGCGTAAAAACTTTATTCTTTTTCATATTAATAACCTTTTTACCTTGTATATTTCATGTTAGGTGGCGAAGGTAGGGATTTTCACTCCATTTTCCAGAAAATAAATTTTATATAATAGCGCCTTTTACGCTCTTCGCATAAAATTAAATTTAATAAGCTCCCCATTCACTGAGGATTTGATCACGTCTTGTCTTCTCTTGCCTCATAAACCAAACGATAGCGGCATAGATTGCTATCTCCGGCTCTAAATTTCTTCGTGCTTCCATGCCAGTTTTTACAGTACTTAATAATTTTTTTCTTATTGCAAGCAACGCCTCTCCTTTAATTTCTATATTCTCATTAATACACAGATCAACACCGTTAATTGCGCCCTTTACCACCATGTCATGCATCCTTTTTTCAACTTGGTCAATAAAGCATTTTAATATTTTTCTCGATGCTCTTGTTTCGTCAGTTACTTTTGTGTGCCTTACTACCGGTCCTTTTCTTGCCATTTTTATTTCTCCTCTTCTTTTTGTATTAATGTTGTCTAACCCCTTATGTATATTTTTTCTAAATCAAGATAATCTAACAATAAATCATAATCTTTAAATAATTGATTAATTTCATCACTTTGCCTATTGACTTGGTTACTACAATAATCTGTACAACTGCATTGATTATCAATTTTTCTCTCATTACTAATAATCGTTAATTCATTCTTTTTTATGCCTATTCTTTGTATTATTAAAATAATACAAATAATTGTTAATGATACACTATAAATATATATCACAACCTAACCTCCTTTCTTCTTAATAAACAAGTCCGTCCACAAAGCTACTTACTGCTTGGCTCACAGAATTGATAACACTATATAACACTATAAGAAGTACGATAATTATACATCCCAAACCTATACATACATATATCATATTCTTTAACCCCCTTTTTAATTAAACAATACTTTTCTAATATATTTATCATATGCCATATCATATATATACATATCTTTTTTAACAAACTGTGCTATTCTTTCTCTGTCAATATTTTCTATAAAATTTTCTGGTATTTTAACATTTACATTTTTTCTTTCGTATTCAGTTATTTCTAACCCCGACCATTCTTTAAAACGCTTCAGAGAATGCTCAAACTCTTCAACAATCCCAATAAAAGTATATTTGCTTATATCCTCTCCCACAAATGTTGTAATTACATTGGGGAGCAATTCAGCAAATTGATATATATCTAATTTTCTAGCAATCATAAGTTCATGATAAAAATTATTAGTTCTCTGTGCGGCAGTAACACGCCTAAACTTCCAATAACAATAATGAGAAATAACTCGATCAATTGGATTACGTACCCATGTTATTAATGGTAGATGCTCATATTTAGAATAGTCAAAATGACCATGAATTACATGATACTTACCCCAATTTTTTGCATATAACCTACCCGGACAAAGGGGATTTAGAGGGGACATTGCATTATCGTGCAATATTCGCTTTCCATATATTTTTTTAAGAATATGAAAAAACGTCACACCCCCAGCTTTGGGGATATGTATTGATATAAATTTTGGTAAATTTGTAAGCGTTTGCATTATTTTTCCTAATCTAAATATATAACGGCCAAGGCCCCATCAAAAGATATACCCTTAAAGTATTCTGCTCCACAATCAGTAATAATTATTTTATTTTTTATACTGTATTTGTATCCTAGCATTTTAGGTGTCACGTAATTAATAAAGCCTAAATGTTTTGCAATACTTGCATTAATAAGACACGGTAAAACAATTTTAGGATATGTTAGATAGATAACTTTTAAAAGTGTAGAATGACCAGCACCTATGCCTAAACCTATCTTTAATTTTAACAGTTGCTTTCCTTTTTCTATTTCTAAAAGCCATTTTGTATTTTCTAAAGTAAACCATGTACTTATAATATATAATATTAATTTTTGACTATCATGCATTTCATGTGGATAAATCTCCTGCCATTTAGTACATACTTTATCAACAGTAATCATAATATTCTTAGCCTCCTTTTAGAGTTAGGGGTTCTTATTTTTCTAAGCCCCGTCCGTTCTCTTTCTTCTGTTAGTCTTCTAGATTTTCGTTTCCCTCGATAATTAGCTACTTTATGTTGTAATATATAGACGACACCGGCAGCACCATCCGAAACATCCTTACTTCCATTCTTTAAATGATCAATTTTATCATCATCTTTTTGAAGGTCTTTTAATTCTGTACTTAAAATTTCATGATCAGGCAAATATATTCGCTCGTCTTTAATAGCTAGCTTTAATTCTGTATATGGGGCTGTGGTAGTATCTACACTTAGATCACCTGTTCTTATTTTAGCTTTTCTGAAAGCTTGTCTCATCATCACATTCTGAAAACCGTCCATTGTCACCCACTTTAAATTTATAAATCCACGTAAATATAAAATTAAATCTCGTATTTTCTCAAAATCAACCTCATCATTAAGCTTTGCACGAACTTGTAATGCACCATCAATATGATATATGGGTGCTTTAATGTCATTAACTTCTACAAATTTTTCCTTTTTTTCATTATAGTATTTATACGATGGCAGCATTGTATAGCCTAAGATTCGACCGATATCTACACCAACAGCATCGCCCTTTTTTTTATTTAAGCCTAAGTCAATATGGCCAGCAAATATGTCTTCTTTAAGTATTATTTCATTTTCAATATACTCATGATTAACAAGTTCATCCCAATCCTGTTCAAACTTATCCATAGTTGAAAGAAAAATAATTGGTTTGGTAAATAACATTTGTCCGTTATGTAATTCTACGTGTTTAGTTTGTGCCTTTTTTATTAATTCCCGATAAGGAATAAACGGAGAGGATGTCCCAACTACTCTTCCTGCAATGTCCTTTAAAGCTCCTTCTAAGTCTCTAACAAATTCTGGTTTATATTCTATTGGCACTTCTAATACTTCGGCCCCCCCAATGGCATCAGACTTATTTTCTAAAATTCTTGATCTTCGTGAAGCATCTCCTACCTCAACACAAAAATATTTTCCTTCAAAATGACTTTTTGGCAATGACTCCCACTGGCTCATTTCCATTAAAAAAGTAAATGTTTTTCCGGTATCGGCCATTTCTTTTGTGATTTCATCTTTCATTCGATCTGTAAAATCGCCCCTGTAATTAACAGATGAGTTTAATATTAATCGCCCCGGTAATTTTCCACCTTTTTGTACAAATCTTCCTTTCATACGACGTATAAGAGAATTATAAGCACGCTCCGCTTGGTCGTATTCTTCTTCGCCGGTAAACTGTGTATAAACGCTGTCCGCAGTCCTCTCCATGAAATTTAACTCTGAAAGTGATCCCCCCCAAACGTCCATTCCCAGAGCAGCATCATCACCACCACCTGCCGGAAACACATATATGTTTTTTGGAAATCTTAATTCTGATTTTACAGAAGGATCGTATGGAAAATGTTTAATAAAGTAAGGGCTTTCTCTTAACATCTGTGCAAACTGGCCGAACATAACACGTTTTGCTAATTTTTCAGTTTTAGATTGGTTAACCAACATAATACTTGACCCTAATCCTAAATCAAACTCTAACTGAGGATTCCAATAACAACTTAAGGTATATACCATGTAAGCTATTGAATCTCTTGTCCAAAAATCTTTTCCCCAGCCTGTACTCCCTGTGAGCAATGCCTGTATATATCCAGAACTACTCCAAAAATCACTAAGACCTTTCATTATAACCGGCCTTATCTGTTTGGCTTGGTGTAGATATTCTTTACTTTTTACAAATTCTTCTATGTCTACAAGTTTGTCAACTTTCAACCCCCGGCGTTGGGTGAGCCAAGAAAAATCTTTTTGCTTTACAGCATCGCCAAAATTAAGCAAAAAATTCTTTAAATCGCTAACCTTTAAAAATAGTTTATTTTCAATTTCAATAGGCTTTACAGAAGCTAAAATAAGATCAAATATATTTTCTTCTTTTTGTGTTAGACACGCCTCTTTTGAAATATTATGCGCTAACTCTAACGCTTTTTCAATTGGTATTATTTTCATTCTTCTTCTCTACATTTTTCTCTGTTTTATCTTCTATCATTTTCCACATCCCTTCTTTATCTTGCTCTAAAGATATGGCTGATTCTTCCGCCAATTGTGCAAACTTATTCGCGGCGTTTACCATACTGATCTCATTATTCTTAATAGTGTTTCTCATTATTCCATCAAACGTATGCTTAAGATTTAAATTAAATTCGGATGGTTTACTATCTAATACCCCTAACTTTATTTGCAAATTAATATATTTTTCTAATAATTTTCCTAATTCACTTATCGTATCTTCTGTTGCACTAATCGGACTATTTTCTACGTCTTCTAATCTTCGCCACATACTTAAGCGTTCTGCTTCCTCACTAATAGTCCATGCTAATAACTCCATACCATCAACCTGTGTAGCTATCTTTGATGCTCGCTCAAATAAATCTTTTTTAATTATTTGTTTCTTTACAGTGTCTGTAGCCTTTGCGACCAAACTTCCAATAATACGACCTCTAAATACTCTAATCCCACGACACAAAACTTCTAATTTAGAGTTAACGAGCATCCCCCATTCTTTCTGTGCTATTGTTGCGAGACGATTTACCGGCTGCCCGCGCAATAGGCGATGGTAAATTTCTGCCAAATGTTTATCAGATAAGTCCTTTAACCACAAACCCCTCTTTCCTGGCGGATGTGCAGCATTACGTAACCTAGTTAATGTACTTTTCCCTGTAGTTTGTACTAAATCTTTTGTTGTTATTTTAGACATTATCTAATTTTGTCCTATATGCTATTATAGTTGGAAAATACTTAAATCCAACTGACTCATTATTTATAGCATCTACTAATTTTTTAGCAAATTTATATGTTTGCCTACTTTCAAAATGACAATTATGAGTACCAAAGTGATTTTCATATTACCCCCACATCGTTTGAAAACACGTCGGATTTGTAATTACTTTTGTTTTATTAATTAAATATGAAGGAATCTTATCCATAACCTTGTCCATTACTGCTATTTTTTTAGGTGCTCCTCCACCTCTTTTTTTATATCTATGTACTGCATATTTTATATGTTTTTTAATCTCTTTCTCATCCAACTCCCGCAAACCAACCAGAACAGCGGTTATAGCAAACAATACTCTATCTGAGTATAGGCCACTATTTTGTATTCGAGCCTTTAAAAAACTAATAGTATTTTCTTCATATTTAGAAAATTTTCGCTTACTAAAATATTTTTCAAATACCGCATCAATTAATGAGACTAAATCTTTATTTGAATTATTAAAAAATGTTTCTTGTATTATTTTTAATTCTTTATGCTCATTTTTAGGAAAATTAAAAAGTATAAATTTACGCAACCAATAACTGTCTTTTGTTTTATCAACCAACACCAACTTATAAATTAATTTTTTATATTCTTTTGGATCAATAATGTTTTTATTGTTAAATTCTACATATTCGCCCAGCATATACCAACACTCCTCATTAATTATAACTGGCAATTTCCATTTTAACCAATCCCAGTGCAATCTAGCTCCGGCTATTACATCAAAAGCACTGTGAGCCAAATCTAAATTTCCTGTTCTTATTGCTTCCCACAGTGCAAGTCTTGTAGATATTGATATTTTATTACTTATTCCCATTATCTTCCTTCATATTTATACTTCTTCGCCAGCTTAATAATTCTATCAACAATAACATCTTTCCAATTATCATATAATTCTAATGGATGCTTATCAAATCTTGGATTTTTTTGATATTGCTTAATTGTATTATAAACAATAGTGATCACTTTCTTCTCAAAAGCTTTCTCTGTCATTTTAATCCCCCATCAACAATTCTCTAAGCTCATCATCAGTTTCCTCATCAGTTTCCTGCTCATTTTCTTCTCTAACTTCTTCTTTTGCCTCATCACCTATTAATAGATCGTCTAGCAAATCTAAATCATCAGCAGTAACATCTTCTTGAGATTCCTCTTTTTTTTCTGGAATTTCCTTTTTTATTATTTCTTTTGTTGGAGGTACTTCTGAAACTTTTGCTTTTTCATCTTTTTTAACTTTTTTCTTTGGTTTTTCTTTTACTGTTTGGTTGTCGTCTTGTTTTTCAGTAATTACTTTTATTTTAATCGGACCATATATCTGTTCCAAATATTTTATTTTATGGTCAAGACTACCTTTTGTTGGTACGGCTGCTTGTGCTTGCATCCAATCGGAACAAATCATCTCAATCGCTAATGCCATACAATCTTGGCCAGTAAGCGTTTTAGCTACTTCTAAAGCATCTAAAACTACCGATGCTGTGTCCTCATGTAGTTTAAAATTAATTTTAACTATTTTGGGAGTTGTTACATTTGGATCGTTAATCTTTACTACTTTTACAGATTCTATTACTTCCCTAACAGACATTTTTTCTGCTTTCCCCAACCATTCGTCTATATTAGTAGGGTCTAATATTCCAAGCAGCGCACTAACTTTACTCCATCCCAACTTTTCAAGACGATCTTTTGGTAAATTTAAATCTGTTACTTTTTTACCTATTTTTATAAAGTGCTTTAATTTTCTATACTGCATTTTTAATTCTTTTTCAGCATATTCTTCAAAATCTTTAAATCCCCATTCGTTATAAAATTTATTTTTTTCTGCTTCATATGCTAATAAGGCTAAATTAACATATCCTTTTTCTATATTTGTATCCACAGCTTGTAACTGCATTCTTACTGTGCCTGCCCTATTCTCTACGGCAGCAGTTGTTTTTACTTTAGTTTTTGTTTTTGGCATAAATCTTCTCCTTTAATTATTGTTTTTTTAATTCATTAAAAGTAGATTCTTGTTCTACTTCAATATATTCTAAATCTATTTTGCCACTATCTGTTAAATAATGCCTAAAAATAAACTCTTTTGGAGTATCTGAACTAGCTCATTTATTATCAAAAATTATTATTGCTTTAATCATAATTTTTTATCTACAATTATTTATTAACTTACGTTGCGTGCTCTTTCTTTTATCCATTTTCTTATCTTTTTTATTTCTTCCACATTTCTTTGTGCTTGTGGTATTATTTCAGAAATTGCGTTTTCAATATCCGCAGCAGACACCTTTCTTCTAAAAGTAAACGCATTAAACAGAGCATCTTCTATAATTCCCTCAATCTCACTACCAACAAAATCTGTTGTCATCAAAGCAAGATAAAGAAAAGATACATCTATGGTTATGTGTCTTTTTTCACAATGTATTCTAAATATTTCTTCTCTTTCTTCTTCATTTGGTAAATCAGTTGCCCATATTTCATCAAATCTACCTTTTCTTAACAATGGTGTTGGAATATCATCAATATCGTTTGCAGTAGCAACCATAAAACACCCTGATTTTGTTTCTTGTCGCCATGTTAATATTGTAGAAATTACTCTAGATGATACACCAGCATCTAAATTACTACTATTAGCCCCCGCAGCTCCTCTTTCAATCTCGTCTATCCATAAGACAACTGGACTAATTGTATCTATTATCTTCAGCGCTTCTCTTATTCTTGCCTCACTATCCCCCACAAAACTAGAATATATACTACACATATCTAACCTAATTAAAGGAAGTTTTAAATAGGCTGCAATTGCTTTACAAGCAAGGCTCTTACCGGTTCCGGGAATCCCTGTAATGAGTATTCCTTTAGGATAGGGTAATCCGTATTTTCTAGCCTCTGTAGTAAAAGCTTTTTGTCTGCTCTTTAACCATTCTTTTAATTTTTTAAATCCCCCAACATTGTCTAAAGTCTCATTTGTATTTATAAATTCAAGCACATCGGACTTTTTTATTTCTTGCTCTTTTTGTTTTTGAATAACATTAATATCAATTCCCCCAGTTGTGGCTGCTGATAAAGCAAAAGCATTTTCAATACTCATCATATCCAAACCAATGGAAGCATTTACAGCATCCTCTAATAAAGCATTTAACGCTTTTTTACTCTTTGGTAAGTCAATCGCTTTTTTATAGCCCTTTGCCCATTTTATATATTCTTTACGTATTTCAACACGAGTAGGCAAAGGACAATCATATACGCTAATAAAACTTTTTAATTCTGGAGGAATTAATAATTCTGACCCCACAAATATTATATGTGAGCCATTTAATCGAGCACTTAGTATAGAATTAATTACTTGTTGGATAACTTTATAATCATCTATAAATTGCCTAGCATTTTCTACAACTAAAATAGATTTTTTTTCTTTATTGATCGCAATTAAAGCATGTATAACATGACCAGAGGAATAATCTGATCCATAGGCTAATACATTATCATTAAAACCACGTGCGGCGTCCCACCACATTAACTTATTATATTTCAATTCTTGATGAGAAATATCAATTATTTCTTTTGCTTTAAGGTAATCTCCTGTTTTAAAAAAGATACAAGAATACCCAGCATCTAAGTAATCTTTTAATTCTAGTTTTTTATTCAAATTAGCCCCGACCCAATAAAAAAACAGTTAGCCATCCCCAAAAAATAGTTCCAATAAAAACAAACCCACCAGTAAGCTTAAGCAAACAAAGAACAATTACTACTTTTATCATCAATCCGGCCCATGCAGTTAAATGAACTAAAGAAAATAACCATTGTCCGATAAATATAGCTCCTATAATACTTCCGATAAAAAAACATAATAGTACAACAATTGCTATTATTGTTTTTTTTATTTCTATCATCTTTTCCCCTTTTTTTCCCCGCGTCTTTAATTAAAAATAGGCCCGCTCCCTACTGATCTGAAGATTCTTAATAAGGAGCTGGTACGCCATACGATGTGGGGCCTTTTTGTTTATTAAACACTTTCCTTTTTATTGTGTATTTAGTATAAGTATACCATATATAAATCTTTTGTCAAGTCTTTAAATACAATTAGGATAAGTTATTGCTATGTTTGGTTTTCTAGCTAAAAAATCATTAAAAGAACCATATTCCACTAATATGCCATCTGCTTTTAAAAATTCTGAATTTGTTCCACGTATTAGTTCATGTTGTTTAACCTAATTGGAATAATTCTAGAATCACCAACATACACAACTAGTTGTATCCCACAATCTTTACATTTTCCAAAATAATTTCCAGATTCACTACCATAAACAAGATTTTTATCAAATATATGTAAATACTTATTTTTAGTCATTATTGTTTTTCTTAAGATAAGTTGCTATTAATAGAGCATCAGCCCTGCCGTCCAACTTACGACCTCGTTGCGTTTTAAATTCAATATTTGGATATAGCCTACTTGCAAGTTCAACTGATTGAGTTTTAGTATCTTTCTGCTTTTTTGCAGAATCAAACATGCTTTTCTGCCACATTCTAGGTGTTATAAACTCATAAGGAATTTTATAACAGGCCAAAATTGCTTGCCACGCATAAAAATTTCCCCCAAACGAAAAAGCACTTTTAGCAGATGATTTATAAAATGCGTTAACTTTTTCTATTAAAGCACATGTAGGTAACTTCATATTTTTAGCATTAGTCACAATATCTCGTACCAAAGCAATTCGATTGGCCAATAATTCGGAGCAATCATGCACTTCTTCACGAGCGTCATAAAATTTTGCTTCTGGATACAATATTGCTATTGCGCCATCTGCTCCAGGATCAATTCCTATATATATCATTTATTATACTCACTTAACCAGTTTTTTAATAATTAAATACACTTTGCACACAATAGTTTTCGTATTCTCTCTCGAAGGCATATATCTACACAACAAGATACGCCTTCTTTTATGTTTAGTTCTTCTTTACATTTATAACAATAATATTTAATCATAATTTTTTACACTCCCCCATCACTGGACACTTTTTTGCTCTCCAACACTTATATCCCTTAGATTCACAATCAGTACTTTTAGGTGGGATATTACTAGGATAGTTAGTAATCCCTGCTTTATATTGTCGTAATTTATCCTTAATATTCTTTACAACTTCTTTATTTGTTTTGACTAAAAATGCCTTAATAGGTATTGTTTCTTGAGTATGCTCTTTGGATATATAATATACATAACTATTCCATAGGTCTAACTTTATCGGTAGAGTTTTAAGATAAAAACATCCCATTATATATGTTAGCACTTGATATTCGTGTGCTATTAGCGGAGCCGCTAAAGTATAAAACTTATCTCTAGAGATTGTTTTAATTTCTCCTATTCTATAAACATCCCCCACCTTTTTAAACATATCTATGTGGAACGAAAAGTTATAAGGATTTGTAACAATACCACCATATTCGTGATATACCCAAGCTGTTGCATTTGCTGAACATTTAGGACACTTTATTTTTGGTAGGGGTCCAAAATCTTTAATAAATTCACAAGAGCCACATTTCCAAAATCCATACCTTTCATCTCCAAACAAATCTGGAAAATTCTGTGCCCAATAATGAACAGCGTTGCCTATGCCAAATGTTATTATATCTTTTATACTATAGTATACTTTTTGTTTCCGCTTCAAAATAGTACACAATACATGCATACGCATACAACTATCATAAATAGAAGATGCCCTTGGTTGCTTTATTTCACGTTCTTCTATTTTTGTAATGTTCGCAACACTAGAAGATGCTAATACAAACGGATCACTACTATCTTCTATTACTTTTTTATTTTTTAGTAATGAATCTGTAAATGCCATTATTTAATTACGCCCAAATCGTCTATATATTTATTAAATTTATTATACAATAACCAAGATACTACTAATAATTTTACATTTGGATATTGCTCTCTAAATAATCTCATTTTCTTTTTCTGGCCCACCATCCAGACACCCTTAACCTCTAAAAAACAATTATACTCAGGAAGATAAAAATCTGGGGTATACGTTAAACACTTACTAGAATCTGTACTTATTGAACCTAATCCTATTTTTGCATTAAGATAAAAACCATATTCCTCGTATTCCCAATTAATATTATTCATATTTAAAAATTGAGCAACTCTATTCTCATATTGTGATCGTTTTGAGAAATTAGAATACGCATTAAGTTTGTGTACACCTTTTACACTTTTAATATCAATTGAATTAAAATATTTTACTGCCCAACGTATTACACATTGTGGAGAACACACAAAATCATCTTGCATGTCTAAATACCTACATTGCTTAAAAGATATTTGTGTAAAATTAGAACACACTGCACACATTTTTTGTCTCATTTATTTTTTACCTTCTAACTTTTCTTTAAATTTTTGTATAATTATACCACCAACTTTTGTATGAATTGCAAAATCTTTCAAATATATCTTAAGTTCTTTCAAGGTAGAAAATTTAACATCTCCAAAATTTAATATTCTCCATTTTGACTTCTCTTTGTAAATAACCCCCACGGCTTGCCCGTATTTAAGTAGCACATCAATGTCATCAACATCGCCTTTATTCAAATTAAATATTGGTATATTCTCTTTTGCTAATAAAAATTCACATGAACCGGCTGCCGTAAACACCTTCGTATACTTCACAGTTATGGCATGTCTAGAAACTCTTTTCATCCCACGTTCTTCATCAATAAATTTTTTCTTGTCCGCCTCTTCCAATGCTTTATTTGTACAACGTAGCGCTAAAGAATATTCATGTATTGATGCGTACCCTCCAGATATACTTTCCTTGCTACCAAATTTTTTTTTCAAATCTGCACGCATTTGGTTAACATATACAATTGTACACGGATGTAATCTTTTCTTTTCTCTTATTAGCCTCTGCTTGAACTTTTTAACTACTCTTGTAATTAGCCCAGGGTCTTTTCCCATACTGGCATCAGAAAAGGAACCGTCCATTTCCGTTTCTCTTACCGCAGCCCCTAATGAATCTACGACCAATAATCCACAATCTTCAGCACATAAACTACTTTCAGCCACATCAAATGCTTCTTCAGCAGAATCACCATAAACAAGATAATAATCATTACTATCTACACCAATAAATTTCATCCATTCTAAATCTAAAGTTCCTTCTATATCTACAATAACGGGCTTAAGAATTAAAGTTTTTTTAGAACACAAACAAAAACTAAGTGGACTAAAACAACGCCAACATATGGATTTACACGTTTTTATTAATTTAATTGTTAGTGTTGTCTTTGCACCACTCTTTCCCCCCCATAAACAAGTACTGCCCCACAAAGGTATGCCGCCACCACACATTAAATCTACCGGAAAAACTCCAAAGGGTATTCGGGCAGGATTATAAATAATTTTACTTCCAGTCATTACAGTATTTTTTCCAAATTCCTTATTTTTAAGTTGCATTACATCATCAAGTGTTTTTACTTCTTTTTTTTCTTTTTTCTTTGCCACTATTTAGTATCTCCGATACCGAGTCTTTTTATTTCTGCATCTATTAACTCATCAGCTAAATCTCTAACCTGCGTATAAACTTCTTTTACTTCTTCTACATACGCTGGGGATGTTATCATAATATCTACTTTTACTTTTCCAAAATCAGCTTGTGTTCCAAATTTTACAGACACTTTTGATGTGGCAGTTACAAAAGGTCTTATTCTTATTTTTTTTACTTTTGTTTTAACTTTGTCTAATACTGTATTTGTTACAATAATAGTTGCTTCTTCACTAGTTAAATTTTTCATTCTTTCCCCCAACTTTTAAGAATTTCTTTTTTTACGTCTTGTAAAGTTTGTAATTTCTTGTGTTTAAATTCCCTAAATACTTTAACAAGCACATCGACCTGTTTTTGCGTATACAGTCTCCAGCCCCTGTTATCGTATATATTAGGTTCTGGTATAATCCCACGCTTATGGTAATTTCTAATTGTACAGGGAGCTTTTTTTAGCGATTCTGATAACTTGCCTATAGTATAATAAATATTACCATCTTTATCTGTACGGGATAATCTACCTGCCAAATTAACTTTTCGTCTTTCGTTATAATATTGCCTTGATTTTCTTTTAATAGATTCTCTATATCTACCATTATATGAATATTTTCTTTTTCTTCTTTGTGAAATTCTATCTTTATGCAATCCATACCATTCTTTATAGTTAAAAACCATTTTTAATCAACACACTCCTTTTTATTAGACACTTCGCATACCGCCATCTTTATTTGTTTCACATCATTTTTTAATTCTTGTAATGTATTAAAAAGATTTGTTTCTCTTTCTTTTGTATTATCCTCCCCAATATAGCCACAACCAGTATTATATTCAGCCGACATATTTCCACATTCTGGACACCATTCCATTATTTAAAATTTCCTCTCAAAAATTAAAGCTAATAAATAAAGTATAATATCTAATATAAAACATAGTGGAAAAATAAACATTATTCCAATTATAGCATAAACACAATAATCCAACTTAATATAATAGCGAATTCTGTTAAGTATGGTTGTAGTAAATTCAAAATATATTTTTTCTTTCATATCTTTTTTATCCTTATTTCTGCTTTTTTATACCATGTTTGTCTTGCTCTTGCCCAACCCAACGTCTCTTTGTAATAAGTATCTACAATATCCACCACTACAGGTTGTCGTTTATCTTCTAAAGCTCTCTCTATTCTACCTTGTGTTTGTTCGGCAGCACTTTGGGGAGTAGCATAGATTAGTCCAGACAAGTCGGGAATATTACTTCCAAGTCCAACCATACCGTATGTTCCAAAGATAACTTTGCAATTGTTTACAACTCTTTGCCTTTCTTCTTCAGTAACTTTTTTCTTCTGCGTAATTTTTCCTTTGTCGTTCAGAATACTTAATGTATTCACAAAATATCCACTATCAGAATTGGCTAATTTAATATTATATATTTTAGCTCTTTGATCCAATAATTTCTTTAACACTATTAGCTGCCAAGTTCTATCAGATAATACTAATACGCGCCTATTGTCAGATTTTATCATTTTAAGAAGATAATTTACAATAAGACTATTTCTTTCTGCATTATTTGCTAACTTTGATATAAGCATCCCACGCTTATTTAACTTTTTCATCCCTGTTGGTAAATATCCAGAAGACCTGTGATAATTATGTAACAGTACTATAGCTGGAAATCTCTTTGTAATATTTGCTGTTAGATAAACTTCTCCTATATGCTTTCTAAATACTACATCCATCCCATCAGGTCTTTGCAGTGTTGCAGACATTGCAATTCTTATTTTAGGTCTAAACATAGTAACTACTGGTGAAAAAGTAGCTGGAGGTACTGAACTGTGTGCCTCATCAAAAACAACAACGCCAAAATTATCTCTAAAATCTACACCAAATCTATCTACTGCTAACGAATGAACTAAACCAACTACTATTTTTTTACCTTGCCAATCAACTTTTGGGCCATTAATAATTCCAATATCTTTTAGTTTTAAATCAGTGTGTTCTAATAGTTTATCTTTCCATTGATTTACTAAATTAGATCGTGGAACAACTACAAGTGACCGTTTACCAATCTTTGCCAATATCGCCATCGCAATACAACTTTTTCCACTTCCCGTTTTTGCTTCAATAATAAATCCTGTTTTTCCTTCTCCATAACGCCACTGAAAAGCATCTACAATGTCTTTCTGCCCTTGCCAAAATGATGAAATAAATTTAAACTTAATACCATCACCAATTATTCGATTATCTATCACTTTTTTAGTAATATTATCATAATTCTGATAATGATGCAAAGGAACTCCAAATCTAATACCATCAGCACAAAAAAGTTGAACTTTTTTCTGCGTATCATACTTACTACAAACAGTAAGTTCTTTTTCTAAATTATCAAAATCTAAAATTTCTTCTATCGGAATATAAAGATAATTTTCTAATGTTATTTTAGAATATTTTTTACTTGGCATAATTAAAATTTATTTTTATATGCACATTGTGTAATCGAAATACTAACGGGTCCAAATGATATATCTATACCAGGATATCTCATAAAAAATAATTTATGAGATGTATCTAATATAATACCAAATCCCCAAATATACATATCTAATCTAACTACTACTGACCACTGCTCTGAAATAGCATATATAAATTTCTGATTTTTCCATCAGTATTTTATTTTTTTCATATCTAGCCCTTTTAATTTTATTCTAATAAATCCTCTATATCTACAATTTCTTCTTCTACAGCCCCCGCAGTACCTTGATTATCTTTATCTTCTCCAATACTATCTATACTAATATCTTGAGCACTCCCAATCGGAACTTCTCCGCCAACTATTTTACGTAATTCTTCCTGGGTACACGGTTTAAATATCTCCTCATAATTAAATGGAGTTAAAAATTCTTCAATATCTTTATCCGTATATGTTTTTCCTTGCTTATCCCATAATTTTTTAACAAAAGTTATTAAAGATTTTTTATTTAATCTTTTTTCAAAATTAAAATCCTCACCAACATTCGACTCAGTTTGACTACTACCTCGTGATAAATCATAATGACAAAACTGCAAATTATTGTCCCTTAAATTAATTTGCTTTAAAAGATGTTGACGTGCTCTCCCTTTCGCAACAAACAATTTCTTTTGATCTCTATATTCTGTGCCATCACCACCAATATATTTACGATGGTCTATAATTGTTGCAGCTATAGCATATGATGCCATATCCCCACTCTCATCAATAGGACACACATCAAAATCAGCCAAACAGGTAAAAAAATTTCCAAATTTTCCACCTATTTTTAAATTATGCTCCGAAAAAAAGAAATTCGGGCTATCTAAATATGTAACCTTTGCTGATGTATCATTTTTTAACCAAAATCTAAAACCCTTTCCTCTATTTTTAGCTCTTAGTTTTGCTTCTGTATCTTTTTTTTCAGATTCTTTTTTTCCTTCAGCTCCTACTTTAAACCACGATGTTCCCATAAAATTCTTCTCCTTTTTAAAGATTTATATTTACTACTGATGTTTTTCTAGTACAGCAGCCCTTGCATTTCTCCTATTATCTACATAATAGCATAGATAATATTTTTTGTCAATATGTTATTTTATTCTTTAATACTTTTATTAAATCTTCTTTACAAATAAGGTCTGCCCCATCCTTGCAAGGCTCTGCATTTTTCTTATCTACAATACCCCAATCTAGGTCAGATACTACAATATCCTCTCCAATATATTTTAAAACTCTTTTTCTTGCTTTCTGCCCCGCCAAATCCATATCAAACCCAAGAACTATAGAATCGGCACATACAGCTCTTACCTGCTCACTAGTTATCATAGACGTACCAGAAGCAACCACATTGTACAAACCAAGAGACATGAGTCTCATTGCATCAATGGGAGCCTCTACAATCACTACAGGTTTAGAAAAGTCAACTAACTCCATTCCAAAAAATACACCAACTTCTCGTATTGTTGGAAAAATAATATCAGAAAATTCCTTAACCGAAGTTGATACAGTCCATATTTTTTTATTGATTATCGTCCGTACCCGTAAAACATAAATCTCCCCCAAAATGTTAGTAAATGGAAATATAAGCGTATTATTTACGCCATCACGCCTTACTTTACACTTTTCCCAAATGTCAGAAGATACTCCTCTTTTTTTAAGATATTTTGTGCAAACGTTTACATTATCATATAAAAGCTGGTATTTAGAAAGTACTTTTTGTGGAAGCGGGTCTATTTTTCTTTGCTCAAATGTATCCCAAATATCACAATATTCAGTCAATTCAGCATTTATATCAGAGTCGTGTAATTCATATTGAGTATATATCTTTGCTGCTTTATGTGGATATTCGCCGGACATTAACCATATATTGTGAAGCAAGCTAATAAGTCTTTTTGCTTTTTCAGAACACCCAAAACAGTTGTAAAAAGAATGTCCCTCTTCGTTTATTGAGACAAAAAAGCTTGGACGTGTATCTATACCATCATGATGGGTGTGAAAAGCAAGCGGACAAACAAGACTCAACCACTCACCTCTAGTAGCTTTCGATTTTCTTATTTTACTTGTATCAACACCAAGTGCATTTAAAAATAAATATATTCCTTCTTCAGTCATTTATTTTCTCTCGTCAACAAAATTTGTAAAATATAATACTTCATCACATATCTTTAATTTTACTGTAGCTTGCTTTCTCTCTGGATAAACAATGGTTATATGAGCAATATTTTTAGGCTCTTTAAAAGATAAACAATAATCCCCGCAATGCTCTTCTCTATATTTTTTACAACACTGTACTTTATATTCAATACCTCTTTTTAGTTCTAAAAAACCAGCCCTGTTTATTTACCCCCTTTTTAATTATTTATTAATAATTCATTCCCCGACAATACCTCTGCTTGTTCAAATTTCATTCTTTGCATATCAAAAAGCATTTTTATTTTTCCTTTCTCACCCTCAC